GCACACGGCGGGCCGACGCCGCTGGAAGATCCGCGCGGGCGCGATCACTGAGGACGAGCGCGACGACCTGCTCACGTTTTGGGACGCACACAACGGCTGCGAAAAGGCTTTTACGTTCGCCCCGCCGTACGGTGGAGCGTCGGTCAAAGCCCACTTCGCAGACGACACCCTCGGTTCGACGCTGCGGGATCGCGGCGTGTTCGCGTACGAAATCGAGATCGAGGAGCTGTTCGCATGACGCGCGAGCTAACGCCGCAGCTGACCGAGGAAGCGGGCAAGCTCCGCAGCGCGTCGCCGTGGATCTGGCTGCTCGAGGTCGAAGTGCCGACGAGCCCGCCCACGCGCTACCGATTCGCCGCAAACCCCGAGGCGATCGTGTTCGACGGGCAGACCTACTCGCCGTTCCCGATGCGCGTCGGCGAGGTTAGGCAATCGGCCGATGGCGATATCCCGACGATCGAGGTAACGATCGACAACGCGGCGCTGGTCATTGGCCACGCGGTCGACCAGTACGACGGACTGACCGGGCAGCCGGCGAAGCTCATCCTCGTGAACGCCGCCGACCTTGGGAACCCGGCGAGCCGCATCGAGGAAAGCGGCGAGGTTCAATCGGTCAGCGTGTCCGCGCGCAGTGTGCAGGTCCAGCTCTCGGCCTTCTCGCTGTACCGCCTGCGCATCCCGGCTAGCCGCTACGTTTCGCGTGGCTGCCGCTGGCAGTTCGCGTCGGCCGAGTGTGGCTACGAAATCCCTTCGGGCGCAACGAACGCCGTGGGCGGCGGCTTCAACTTCTGCCGCAAGTCGCTCGCGCAATGTCGCCAGCGCGGCGAAGACGAGGAGGCGCGCACCGTGACGGTGCTGCACCCGAAGCGCTTCGGCGGCGCTCCCGGCATCCCGCGTCAAGGAGGCTCGATTTGAGCCTCCAGGATCTAGTCGGCCTGCCCTACCGCAAAGGCGCGCGCGGGCCGCTGGAGTTCGACTGCGCCGGAATCGTGCTCGAAGTCATGGGCCGCTTGGGATTTGTCGGCGTCACGCTTAAGCCCGACAAGTGGCGCGAGATCGGTAAAGAAGTGACGTGCGCCAGACTGCCCGGCGACGTTGCGCTGTCTCGATCCGACGATGAGACGCTAGGAGTCTCGGTCCTTGTCGAGTCAAGCCCGCCGCTGTTCATGACGGCATTTCCAGACCGCGGCGTGTCCTTTGTCGGCGCGCGCGCGCTGTCCGCGGGCGTGGTCGCTGTGTATAGGTGGCAGCCGTGATTCGCGTCGCCTACCTGCCGAATCCGTTCGACGCTTCCAGTGTCGAGTTGGAGCTTGTGGCGTGGCGCGACGGCCTGACGGTCGACGATGCAATCCCGCCGCGGCTGACTCGGCGCGATGCGCTAACCGTGCGCCTCAACGGCGAGCCCGCGGAGCTTGGCGACGCTGTACCGGATGGCGCTGCGCTGACGGTCGCGGCGATGCCGACGGACCCGCTGACGGGAACGCTGCTTGGTAGTGCGCTCAACTCGCTTTCGACGTGGTGGGCGGCGCAGCATTGGGGCGTTCAGCTGGCCATCGGCTTGGCCGGCGCAAACATCGCCTCGCGGCTGCTCGCGCCGTCCCCCTCAGGCCGACGCCGCGGCGATGAGGAGAGCCCTACCTACGGCTTCAGCGGGCCGGGCAACATCCGCGTAGAAGGCCAGCCCATCCCGATCGTCTACGGCCGCTATCGCGTCGCCGGGACGGTCCTGAACGAGTTCGTGCGCACGCTAAGCGCGCCGCCGCAAGCGGACTACTACGCGCTGATTTCGTTCGGCGAAGGCCCGGTCAACAAGATTGCCGGCGAGGCCGCGGACACCGTTCGAGGCCAGCCCATCGTTACCGGCGGCGCGTTCCCGACCGGAATCCAGATCAACGGGATCGACGCCAAGGAATTGGATGACGTGGCCATCGCCGTTCGCATGGGCTCGATTGAGCAAGACGTGGTCTCGGATGACACGCTGCTATTCGAGTCGACCGAGCAAGGCGCGGCCATCGGATCGGCGCTGCCGAGTGTTGAAACGTCTGACGAGTCGAACGCGACGCTGGCCTTTGACCAGACCAGCTACACGGCGGCCGCGGCGAATACGCACTTCACGGACTACGGCGTCGCGTACTCGTTCACGTCGGAGTTCGACGCCTTTCGCGCGCTGGTCAACTTCACGGGCGGCCTGTTCCGCCTGAACAGTAGCGGCGGCTCGGCGCAGTCAACCGCGGTATTTGCGCTGCGCTACATCGAGCTCGATGGCAGCGGCGTACCGATCGCCAGCGGTGGACCCGACGGCGACGGATACGTGCGCCTCCCGCCGCAGACGTTCGTTGCTGCGCAGCGTTCGCCGTTCACGCTTGAACTTTCGAGCACGTTCTACGACCCGCAGACGTTCAGCTATCCGGCCGGCGGCCGCGCGCTTGTCCTTGACGGATCGAACGACTTCGCGCGCAACACGTCCCCCACCATCCCGACGCAGTGGCAGACGGCGGGCGCGGACGTGGACGCGATGTCCTTTACCGCGTGGTTCCAGATCCCGTCGATTGCGAACCTCGAGAAGCGCGTCCTGTGGCGCTGGACGGACGGATCCACGCGCGGAATCCGCGTCGACTACGAACAAGTGTTCGTCGGCCTCGGCAGCGGGCCGGGCGGCGGATATCTGCGGCTTCTTGTCCGCATCGGCAACGGCTCGTCGATCACGACCTACACGCAGACGGCTACGAAGTCGATCGTCAACCAGTTCGGGCAGTGGGTGCAACTCGGGTTTAGCTACGCAGAGACCTCTACGGGCGGGACGCTCTCGTTCATTCAGAATGGCGCGATCCGCCAGACCGTCGCGTGCGTCGCCATGAAGTCGCCGGGCAGCGGCACTGACTTCGAGATTGGCCAAGGCGTTGGCGGCGTCGGATTCCTCCAAGGGTCCGTCGATGAGTTCGAGTGGCGCTCGTCGTCGCTCGCGGCCGGCCAAATCTCGGAGCGCTGGGCGGGCGGTCAAGGAAAGTTCCTGACGGCCGACACGCAGACCGTTGGCCTGTGGCACTTCGATACGACGGGCTCGTCGACGGCGGCCGACTCTTCGAGCTTCGCGAACACGCTGTCACTTGTGAACGGCGCGAACGTGCCGAGCGCGATCAACGGCAAGGTGTTCGCCGCGGCACCGTCAAGCGCGACGCCCAAGCGCGGCCGCTACAAGGTCGAGCTCGTGCGCGTCAACGAAGACAGTACGGCGGTGACGGTTCAAGACGACGCCGTGTTCTCCGAGGTCTATGGCGTCACGTTCGAGGAGTACAGCTACCCGCGGACGCCGATCCTTGCGCTTCGCGTGCGCGCGTCCGAGCAGATCAACAGCGCCAAGCCCACAGTTACCACGCTCGTCGAAGGCCGGCTGTGCAAGATTTGGGATGGCATCTCGCAAACGACGCCCGACTTCTACGAAGCGTGGACGCGAAACCCCGCGTGGATCGCGCTCGACTTGATCCTGAGCGAGCGCTACGGCATGGGCTCGCAGTACCAAGCGAAGGACGTCGACCTCGCGTCCGTCCAAGCGCTTGCCGAGTACGCAGACGAGAAGGTCTACGACCATCAGGGCCAGCTTGAGGCAACGGCCGATTGGACCGACGCCGTCTACACCGGCACGTCAGGCGTCGGGACGATTACGTTCGAGTTCACCGCAGGCGGCTACGCGAAGATCCGCTGGACGGTCGGCGACTCGATCGGTGTCAGCGGTGCGCCCGTGGTTAGCGAGAACATCAACAGCGCGGACCTGGAAGGCTACGAAATCACGGCGATGGACTCGGCCGCGCGTACGGTCACCGTCGCCGTCTCGCTGCCGGGCGACCCGTGGACTAGCGGCACCGACCTTTCGGCGTCCGCTACGGTCACTGGGACGCTCGAAGGGCGCGAGCCGCGGTACACGTTCGACGCCGTAATCGACACGGCGCGGGGCGCGTGGGAACAGCTCCTAGACGTGCTGGCGACTGCGCGCGCTGTCCCTGTGCGCGAAGGCAAGCGCATCCGGTTCAAGTACGAACACCCGCGGTCGGCCGTCGATATCATCGGTCAGGCGTCGATCGTGCCTGAGTCGTTCGTCGTCAGCTACGGCGGGCGCAGCAGCCGGCCGAACAGCCTCACGGTCGAGTTCCACGACGAGGACTTGAACTACGACCGCGTCAGCTCGCTGCTCGACCATCCGAGCATTCAGGGCGTCACGACGCTCGACAAGGTCCGCACCGACTCAATCTTCCTGTTCGGCGTAACGCGGCGTAGCCAAGCGATGCGGCACGCGGCGTTCCTGCTCAACACGAACGACCTGCTCGTGCGCGAAGGGCGTTTCGAGTGCAGCGTCGAAGCTCTCGCGTGGGAAGTCGGCGATGTCGTCATCGTCGCGCATGACGTCATGCCGTGGGGCGATAGCGGGCGCATCTACGAGACGGACACGTCCAGCTCGATCAAGCCGGGAACCACGGTCACGCTCGCCGCGGCGACGACGTACGAACTCGTCGTGCGCAACAGCCTGACCGGCGCGTACGAATCGCGGACGGTTTCGAGCGCCGCTGGAACGTACGACCTTGGCGACGCGATCACCGTCTCTTCGGCGTTCTCGTTTGCTCCGCAGCGCGACGACGTCTACGTCCTGTGCGTCCAAGGCGAGGAGCGCCGCGTCCAGATCACTGAGATAACGACCACGCCGGAGCTTCGCCGCGCGGTCACGTGGGTCGAGTACGACGCCGACGTCTACGACGACGATTGGTTCGAGGACATCGACGCGGTCGCGGCGACCAGCTCGGCACCGTTCGCGGCGAGCTCGCTCCCGCTTCAGGCGCAAAACGTCACCGCGGAAGAGTCGGCTTCGCGCGGGCCCGGCGGGAACTACCGGCCTTCGCTTCAAGTCAGCTGGGAGCACGCGGACGGCGCGCAGTTCGTCGCGCGCACGGAGGTCTACGCATCGCTCGACGGCGGGCCGTTCGAGCACGTGGCGACGGCCGACGGCAACCGAACCAGCGTCGACGTGGTCCTGCCGAATAGCGTCGCCGGCCAATCGGTCGTTGTCGCCGTCCAGCCGGTCAGCGCATCGGGTGCGCGTCGCAGTCCCGCCGCGTGCACTTCGGCCGGCGTCACGATCACCGGGCGCTCGCGTGCGCCGGCTGCGCCTACGTCGGTCTCGGCGACCATGAACGGCGAACTGTGCGAGTACGTGGTGGCGCGCGACGACCTGTCCCACGCGGTCGAGCTTCGCCGCGGAGGCTGGATCTTGGGAGACCGCATCGCCACGATTCCGCCGGGCCGTCTGTCCACGGGCCCAATCGCAAGCTGGGCCTCGCGCTTCCAAGCTACGGACCCGGTCATCTACGCACGCTGCCTCAACAGCGCCGGGCAGTATTCGGACGCGGCGACGCTGGCGGCGAGCCTCTCCCCTAGCGGTGCGCGCACGGTGCCGAGTTGGATCACGGCGGGAAACATCAACTGGGCCGTCTACGCTGACGGCTGGCGCACCATCAGCGCGCCGCCTTCGAGCGACCCCGTGATTACCGGCTTCACGGTCAATGACGATGCGCTCGGCGACTACCTGACGTTCGACGGCTTGAGCCTCACGGCGACCTACGAAGCGGGCTACGCGGCTCCGAGCTTTGATCTTGTCACGGCTTCCAAGGTCACGCGCTGCTACGTCGAATCGTGGTATGAGGCCGAGCAGTCCTATCCCTACACCGCTGAGCAACTAGAATGGGCCGCTGGCGACCCTCTGGAAACGCGGTGGACGGCGGAAGGGCCGCTGTCGACCGTCCCCGGCGAGGCGCTTTGCACGCTCAAGATTCAAGTGGACTACCACGACGGCACGGATTGGTCGGGCTGGCAAGACTTGTCGAGCGGCTCCGTGTTCTCGCTGACGGATATCAAGTTCCGACTGATCGCTACGCGGCCTTCGACGAGTCACAACGTCCGTATCAAGCGCTTCGTTACCCGCGTGCGAACGCAGGCCGCGGTCAACAACGAACGAACCCCGGCTAAGTCGGCGCTGCGCGCGTCGATCTTCGGAGGCTGACCATGCCGAGCGGCGACGTAGCAGACATCGTCCTGAGCGGATCGACGAACGGCCGGCCCATCGCGGTCGCAGCCACGTCGTCGCCGGGGACCACGATTCACACGGCGACTTCGACGAGCGGCGATCGGGACCACATCACGCTTTGGGCGACGAACATCGACACTGTCGACCGCACGGTAACGCTCCAAGTCGGCGGCACGTCGACGTCGGACCAGATTGGGCCGATCACGCTGGCGGCAAATAGCGGGCCCGTGCTCGTTATGGACCGCTGGCACCTTCAGGGCGGGCTCTTGCTGCGCGCGTTTGCGAGCGCGGCAAACATCGTGAACGTCACCGGCCGCGTCGCTCGGTACACGGACTAGCCATGAACAACCGATTCGGACCCATCGCGAAGACTTGGCGCGACGTCGCTCTCGCTGGAACCGGCGGCGGTGGAGGCGGCGGCGTCACGGATGGCGACAAGGTAGACATCGTCGTCTCTGGCGCTGGATCGACGTGGACGATCGACAGCAACGCCGTCACATACGCCAAGGTGCAGGTTGTGCGCGCCGAGCGGTTGCTTGGGAATCCTCAGGCGTTAGATGGAACCCTGGACGAAATCAACCTTGGAGATGGCCTTCAATTCTCGTCCGGCGCGCTGGTATGTACGGCTGCTTCATTCCAAAGGCTCGCCGGAACGATGGCTCTCGGAGGTCTCTAGATGATTCGGCTATCCGACACGACGCACAAGCTCCAGCTGACGACGTCGACGTCCGACGCGCTAGACGTTGTCGCGCA